TTAATAGTCATCATGATATTCTCGCTGTTCCGCAAGATTATCGAAACGTGAAAATTGCCCGTTAAATTTCAAACGTACACGACCGATCGGACCATTCCTTTGTTTACCGATGATAATTTCTGCCACGCCTTTATCTTCAGAATTATCGTTATAGACTTCATCACGATAAATAAACATGATCAAATCGGCATCTTGTTCTATCGAGCCTGATTCACGTAAATCCGAGTTTACCGGACGTTTATCAGCCCGTTGTTCTAAGGTTCGGTTTAACTGAGAAAGTGCGATGACAGGGACTTCCAGCTCTTTCGCTAAGGCTTTTAATGAACGCGAAATTTCCGCGATTTCTAAAGTACGGTTATCGGAAAATGCCGGTGCACGCATAAGTTGCAAATAATCCACCATGATAAGGCTCAGTCCGCCATTTTCACGATAAACACGCCGTGCACGCGAGCGCACTTCCGTTGGCGTTAAGGCAGAAGAATCATCAATATAAAGGTTGTTCTTCTGTTTAAACATACCGAATACGCTACTAATTTTATTCCATTCAATCTCATCCAAACCTTGACCGGTACGAATTTTAGTTTGATCCACTCGGGCAAGGGAGGCGATCATACGCATCATAATTTGTTCCGCCGGCATCTCTAAACTAAACACTAACACGGGTTTATCACTTGCCATCGCCGCATTTTCACACAGGTTCATAGCAAACGTTGTTTTTCCCATGGAGGGACGGGCTGCAACAATAATTAAATCGGAAGGTTGAAGACCTGCCGTTTTTCTATCAAGATCCGTAAAACCTGTTGTTACACCGGTCACCCCGGAATGGTTTTTCACTTTACTCAAGGTATCAATACGTTCAATCGTGTTCTGTAATACCGCAATGACATTTTGCGGACCTTCGCTGGAAGAACTACGTTTTTCAGCAATGGCAAAAACTTCCCTTTCGGCCTCGTCTAAAATGAGTTTGATATCCTGCCCTTTTGGTGAATAGCTTTTCTCTGCAATGCGATTTCCCACGGAAATTAATTCCCGCAAGATCGCTTTTTCCCGAACGATATCCGCATACGCCAAAATATTGATGGCATTCGGCGTATTATTCGACAGCTCGGCAAGATAAGCAAAACCGCCGACTTCTTCACTGATACCTTTATTCTTTAACGCTTGATCAAGGGTAATCAAATCAATGGGCGATTGATTTCGGATGAGATCTTCCATTGTTTGAAAAATTGCACGATGTGCAAAGGTATAAAAATCATCTGAAATCACACGTTCAGCAATGCTATCCCAATGTTGATTACTCAACATAATACCGCCCAATACGGCTTGTTCGGCTTCAAGGGAATGAGGTGGAATACTAACTTGTGCGGTTTGTTTATCTGATGAGGTAATTTGCGGTTTCGAGGCCATAGGATAGTTTGAAATACAAAAAGGATTGGTGTTTATGATACCGCAAATAGAGGGGAGGTTTAAGAAAAAAGTGCGGTCAGAAAAAACAAAGTTTTTTGAAGGTTGGCTTTGCCAACGGCTCCGAAGGGGGGAATAAATCACTTTAGCGATTTATAAATAATTCTCGAGGCGCTTTCCACGACTATTTTATCCCGAAAGGAAAAATAAAAAACGGTGGGAAATCCCACCGCTCTTTTGATTTTGACTCGCCTATTACTCAACGATTAAAGTACGACATACGTTAGTATGTTTCATTAACTCATCACCTTGAGTTAATAACACTAAATCGCCGGAGTTTAAGTAGCCTTTTTCTTTTAATAAAGCAATTGCCGTTTGTGCACCGTTTGAGCTACGAGATTCCGTATCGCTGAATACCGGAGTCACACCACGATATAACGCACAAAGGTTTAAGGTTTCCTGATTACGAGATAAGGCAAAAATAGGTAAACCTGAGCTAATACGAGACATTAATAAGGCAGTACGACCGGAATGGGTTAAGGTAATGATTGCCGCAACACCTTTCATATGGTTTGCTGAATACATTGCAGACATTGCCACGGCTTCTTCAATATCATCAAACTCTTTGTCCATACGATGACGAGACACGTTTATGCTAGGCATTTTTTCCGCACCTAAACAAACACGGGCCATTGCTGCGACAGTTTCTGACGGATATTGTCCTGCAGCCGTTTCTGCTGAAAGCATGACCGCATCAGTACCGTCTAATACTGCATTCGCAACGTCCATCACTTCCGCACGAGTCGGCATAGGATTACTAATCATGGATTCCATCATTTGTGTAGCGGTAATCACTGCACGATTTAATTGACGTGAACGACGAATTAATTTTTTCTGAACACCCACTAATTCAGGATCACCGATTTCAACACCCAAGTCACCGCGAGCAACCATGATAACATCAGACGCTAAAATAATATCATCCATTGCTTCGTCACTTGCTACACTTTCAGCTCGTTCAACTTTAGCAACAATTTTCGCATTTAACCCTGCCTGTTTAGCAAGTTCACGTGCATAATTTAAATCTGCACTTGAACGAGGGAAAGAAACCGCTAAGAAATCAACACCAATACGTGCCGCAGTAATAATGTCTGCTTTATCTTTTTCAGTTAATGCATCTGCAGATAAACCGCCACCTAATTTGTTAATTCCTTTATTGTTTGATAACGGACCACCAACAGTCACTTCAGTGAATACTTTAGCGCCTTCGGTTGACAGTACTTTTAGTTGAACACGTCCGTCATCTAATAAAAGAATATCACCGGGAACGACATCTTGCGGAAGGGTTTTATAGTCCAGACCTACCGCTTCTTGATTACCTTCACCTTTTGGTAATTCCGCATCAAGAATGAATTTATCGCCCACATTTAAGAAAATTTTGCCATCTTTAAAAGTAGAAACACGAATTTTAGGCCCCTGTAGATCCCCTAAAATCGCAACAGTCTTACCTAATTTTTTCGCAATAGAACGAACACGTTCAGCACGTTCAATATGATCTTCAGGGGTACCGTGAGAGAAGTTCATACGAACTACGTTTGCACCCGCTGCAATAATTTTTTCAAGATTGTTATCGCGATCAGTTGCTGGCCCCATAGTACATACAATCTTCGTTCTTCTTAGCCTTCTAGACATCATTCTACTCCGTAAATATTTTGCTAACTTTAAATAAACCATTCACCCAAATATTTTTTGAGCAATATAAATCGGCGCGCATTATACGCCTAAAAGAAGCCAAAATCAAAAAAGACTTCCCTACACGCTCTTCTCATTTTGGTTATTTTTTTATCATTTAAAATAGTCACTAAAGAAAATTACTTGTCTTCATAAAAAAAACTGTTTATTATCCACCGCATTCAATGCGACTATAGCTCAGTTGGTTAGAGCACCACCTTGACATGGTGGGGGTCACTGGTTCGAGTCCAGCTAGTCGCACCATATACCCCTTTCATAGCCCTGCGGAACTTAACGCGGGGCTTTGTTTTATCCAGTGTTTACAAGGCTTTTCCGCACTTTCTCTTATCGTAACTTTTCGCATTAAATCGTCTTTGACCGCCGTTTTTAGTAACTACGATAGTAACTATGATATGATCCGCCCCATCTCGTAGTTACTAAAAATAGGATAAACCCAGATATGGCGCGCTTTGCAAAACCTCTTAATAATAAAGCTGTAGATAATGCCAAACCTCAAGATAAGCCCTACACTCTTACAGATGGTAACGGCTTATTTCTTCTCATCACGCCTAGCGGCTCTAAAACATGGCAGTTTAACTACTATCACCCCGCAACCAAAAAAAGAACAAAGTTTAGCCTTGGCAGCTATCCTATAGTTACTATCGCTGAAGCTCGTAGTTACCGTGATGAATATCGTGCACTATTGGCAAAAGGAATCGATCCGCAAGAATATTTAAAAGAACAAGAGCAAGCCAAAAGCAAACAAAATGAAAATAGTTTCTTGAATGTAGCTCTATTGTGGAAAGAAAAAAGAAGTAAAGAAATTGAACCGCTAACCATGGAGAAAAACTGGGCGAGATTAGAAAAATATATCTTCCCTGAAATAGGTCACTACCCTATTGATGAAATTACCTCACCACGATTAATTAAAGCAGTAAAACCACTGAATGAAAAAGGATTTAATGACACTTTGCATCGTCTTTTAAACCTTGCCAATCAAATTTTAAACTACGCCGTCACACTGGGCTTAATCCCCTTCAATTCTTGTATTAAAGCCTCTGATGCGTATCACAAAGAACCACAAAAAAATCACCCGGCAATTAAACCGGAACAACTTCCAAAACTCTTAAAAGATTTCCGTGATTCTAATCGAGATTTCCTCACTAAAGTTTTATTCAGATGGCAATTACTTTCAATGGTTCGACCTGCTGAGGCTGTTTCCGTTGAATGGTCTGAAATTGATTTTAGTAAACAATTATGGACAATTCCGGCAATAAAAATGAAGAAAACAAGACAAGGGCAATTTCCCCACACCGTGCCGCTTTCATCTTTAATGCTTGAAATTTTGGAAGAATTAAAACCTATCACCGGGTATAACAAATTCGTTTTTTCTCACTATAGCAAACCGAATCAATCTGCCAGTAAAGAATTAATCGCTAATGCGTTGAGAAAGATCGGTTATAAAGGGATTCAAGATAGCCACGGTTTAAGATCGATTGCCCGAACCTATTTAGAAAATCAAGCAGTGGATTTTAGACTGGCTGAAAGTTGTCTTGCACACAGAATCGGGGATAAAACAAGCCAAGCATATAACCGTTATGATTATGTAGAATTGCGCCGCCCGGTTATGCAATTATGGAGTGATTTTGTGGAGCAATGTGAAAAAGAAAACGTGTAAAACGTATAATAGTAAAAAATATTTTTAAAAGGTATTCACTTTCTCACTTCGCCTATTTTTAATTTAAAATCATATAGTTATATAGCGAATAGTGAAGACGAGTATTCACTTTAGGTGTTCACTTTTGGGCTAATTTCATAAGAAAAGGGGCTTTCGCCCCTTCGTTTCATCTTTGCTTGATATAATTGTTTTCAAATTCTGAGTAGTCTTTGTAGTGAACATTGGAGCGAACTTTCCCCCCAGTTGAACGTGCCGCATTATACTCAAAATCATTTTTATATTGCGCTAATCCCTGTTTTAAAGCACTTGAGAAATTATTCAAGCTCAGTGTGTTTTTTATATTGCTTGCCTCGGCAAATAATAAGTAAGCGGGATAAAGGTGAGTGATCTCATTTCCCATCATTCTGGCATTTCCTATCCACAATCCATTTCTTTCTTTGGTTGTGTAGAAATATCCGCAAAACTCCGTCACATGGTCAGTTTGAATTTTCACACTCAAGGCTTCAGAACTTACTTGTTGAGTTTTTAACGCATTCTTTGCTGTTTCCGGCTGTTCAAAGGTATGAATCAGCTTAAAGATAACTCCCCCTATTTCACGCTCTATTTTTTCCATAAGGTTCGGATCACGTTCATTTTCCGGTATGACCTTATCAAAGTGAAATATTACCCGCCGTCTTTCAATCCCACCGCTTCGTTCCGTAAATAGGGTTGCTTCATTGTTTACAATTAGCACGACTGCCGGAATCACGGCTTTAAATTTAGAACGGTGTTTAGGATCAATGTTTACCGGGTCGCCCCCGGTGATGCTTTTTAATCCGCCACCGTCACCACCATAGCGAGATTGTTCAGGGCAAATAATCAAGGTTTTCCCGACAAAACTCTCCCGCCCCCGTGGTTCGTCTAAATCAATTAATCGACCGCTTTCGGTGTTTTGATCACCGGCAAGCATTGTGGCAATATTGGCAAACACTGATTTACCGCTACCACCATCGCCTGTTATCTCAAAGAATAATTGCCAGTCGTGGCGATTGGTGAGAATAGCGTAAAGTGCACTCAAAATCGCATTCATTTTTTCAGTCTTCCCACCGCTGACAAATGCCAACCATTTATCAAAATGTGGTGTATCTTGTGCTTGATTAAGATAATCATGCGGAATATAAGAAGTCAGCCAATTCTCCCGGCAATGGGGCAGAAATTCCAACGTGGCCCGATTAAATGTGCCGTTATTGAATGCGATCAACTCTTTAACTTGCGTTCCCATTTTAGGGGCTTGGATCTTAATCGTATCAATAATGCTTTCAATGGTGCGTGCACTGTAGTTAAAATCTTGCTCATCAAAGAATGCCACCGCTTTATCAACAAGCTCATATTCTTCCACCATCTGCCATCTTATTCCGTCATAGTGATAAAGTTTGCGATCTTGCGTGCTTAAGGCTAAATCCATGTTCAACCATTTACTTAAAGCACGGGCTTTTTTATTCGTGCCGTCTTTCTCTTTCAGCTTTTCAGCCGGTGCAATTTTATCCGCCAAATCGACCGCACCTTTATCAGTGCGTAAGTGTTGAATATAATCGCTTAAATCTTCAATCTGTTGTGCGGCTGAATCAAAGAGATTCACTTCTATTGCATCGGTATATTTCGCAAGATTGCGGCAAATAGCCGTGATTTCTTCTTGAGTTAGTTCACCATATTGAAAGAATTTAATGAGTTGTTGATCTTCCCTCGCAATGCGACTAGAAGAAATATGTTCAAGCTGTTTCTCAGCAAGAATCACGGGCTTTTGATTTGCATCTAACCCATCAATCAAACTGCATAATAAGAGCCATTCTTCCCCTTTACCATTATTCCACGCTTGCCAGGCTTTACGCCCGACAAGGATAATTAAATCGGAATAAGGTTCATGCGGTTGATCCGCAAGGTGAGGTGCATTAATTAATCGTGCCATTGTATGCCCCCATGATTTCAAGCCCATCTTTTGAAATTGTCATAAGTCGCATATCTGCCGCATTTTGTAATGTGGTCAATATGTCAAGAATGCTTTCGGCTGCGGCAATCATTAAGCCCAGTTTCACCATTTCTTCATCGGTTAATGGTTTTTCCGCTAAACGTGCTTTTATTGCTTCATCTTTTAATTCAGTAAAATGAAGTCGGAGGAAAAGTAGCTCATTTCTTACCTTCGTCAATTCGTTGCGTTGTGCTTCCGGCATTGTGTTAAAAACGACTGAAAGCTCTTCTATGCACGACATAACATAAGGAATCGGGCTAACATTCTCGCCGTTAAGTTGTCTTATTCTTGCCGTGATTGCGGTTACTTCCGTTTCGTTGAGATTATTCATATCTATGTTCATTTTGTGCCACCTTTTTAATTTGTTTGAAAGTTTGTTCGATACATTGTGAATGATGAAGGCATACGATAATTTGATGCCGTAGTACATCGTCTTGAATGTTTTCCGGCTCACCGGCTATCGCCAATATCTGATTATTTAAAATCATCTGGTCATATAGCCCACGTTCACAAATAGCGGTGAGTTTGTCGCTTGTTTTACTGTTCATCGTCCACCCCCCACCGCTGCTCTCGGCTTTCTAATCGTTGCCGCTTTCTTAATTTGCTCGATTGAATTTGCCAACCCGTTATAGTGGCCGTTATGCAAATAATCTTCGGCAAAGGCTAAAAACTGCTTAATGCGTTTCACCGATTTTTCTAACTGCTCCGGCGTTGGGGTGTAGGGTGCTTTAAAAGATTTCACGGTTTTAGACTTTTTCATCATTTCCCCCTGTGTGCTGAATTTCCACCGTCGCTACATCACGATAACTAAAATCATCGTTATTTGATTCAATGTAGGCTTTGATTTCTTCTGCCTGTGTAAGGGTTACGCCTTTTGCACAAATAAACGTGCGCCCGTCTTGGTAGTGTAGGATTACGTTAGGCATTGTCTTTTCCCCCTTTCTGCATTGCTAAGGCTTTCATATTGCTAAGGTGAAATTCTGCGTTTCCTGCACTATCTCGTAGTGCATTGAGAAGATAAGCATTAGCTTGGATTAATCCGCCCAGTTGTCTCACGGTGGCATTGTCTAAGGCTTTATCGTTGAAATTCTGTTTTTCTTCATCAGCAAAATGCCCTAAATGCTCCATCATCTTTCCTATGGCAAATAACCCATATTCAATCGATTCGCAAAGATATTCGCTTTCGGTATAGAAGGCTTCTAGGCTTTCTTTGGTGGTGTCGTCTCTATCGACTTTTTCAAAAAGAAGGTTTTGGAGAGCGTTGTACTTAAGCATAGATCACCCCTTTAATAAAAGTGCGGTCAACTTCTGAAAGGTTTTTAAAGCTCCATGATTGTAATAAAAGCCAATTCTTTGCTAATTTGGCTCGGGCGGATTGCTCACTATGAGCTTGAATTGCAATTCGAGAACGCGGGAAAGTTTTGAGATTTAGTCTTGTATTGGCTAAATCTTGGCGGCTAACGCCTAAGAAAAGGTAAATTTTAGATACACCTTGGGCGGTGTATAGTGTATTATTTGGATCAGCCATAGTCTTATCCTTAGTAAGATTATTGGTTAGAGCCTCTGAATGTGTTGCAACCACATCAGGGGCTTGATTATTTATAGCACGTGTCTTACAATGTCTGACACAAGATAAATCATATATCAAGGTAAAGCACGTGTCAAACACAAATAAAGTAAATTTGCCTAGAGGTAATAAACAGATTGCTTTTAGAATTGAACCAGACCTAGAAAATGCAGTTAAGAAAGCTCTAGAAATGGATGGTGATGCTTCCATATCCGCTTGGATTAAGCGCATCATTCGTAAAGAACTATCTTCACGCGGCATTGAGCCGAAAGGCTGATTTTTACATTGTGAATTATTTTCATATTGTTTATAATTAAGCTGATTTAGGTTCATATTTATTTCCTTTCTATGAATTTGAATCAAAGAACGCTGTGTAACTTGTATCAGGTTCGTAACCACTGTTTTCTGTGGTTCTTCATTGATTGATTGTTCTACCTTTTGAGTGAGTCTTAAGGTAGGGAATTACGCCACTTGGGTGAGCCTTGTGGCGTTTTTCTTTTCTTATGCTGCTAACTGCTCGCTTAAATAACGTTGGCTTAATTTCTGCAACTGCGCCTTGCGTTCTTGATAGCCAGTATCAAGCTCAATCAGTGCGGCGTTGGTAGTTTGTAGTGTTTTCAATAATCGAAGTTGTGCCACATTGAAATAATCCCGCACGTTGCCTTTAATCCCTTTGAGGGCTTTCCATTTGCGAACGTTTACCCCAAGCACTAAGCTGTCTAACATTTCTTGCTCTTGGCTGTAATGATAAGGTTTCGGCGGTGTGCCGTTTCGTTGTAGCCGTGCTTTGATTGCGTCTGTCATTTCTCGGTTTCTGTCGATACTTTCTAACCTTTCAAGGGTTTTGGCTAAGGTATTTTTATAAACCTTTGGCGCAACCTGTTTGAGCTGTTTCTCTGCCTCAATAAAGTGCTGTCGGATAGCCCGCCCGATTTCGTTTTTCTCCATCAGGCAAAGGTGCTTAGCAGTGTCTAGGGTGATGATGTAGTCAATGAGTTTTTGAGGTCGTGCCATTGATGAGTGTTTATTTTTTGAGCTCGCCAAAACGGGGGAGCTCAAATTTTCTACAATGGCAAAATCTTGATTTTCGATAAAGCCGGCTTGCTTAATTCGGGCTTTAATCCAAGTTGAATAATCACGCCCCACTTTCAAAAGTCGGTGAACATCTCGGGCACTAATCCCTTCTACGCCCTCAAATAAATTCAAAGGGTGAGCAAGTAGGGCGGTAATTTCGGTTTTAGCTTGTTTAATGTTCATAATCCCCTCCTTAAACTCGTGCGGCTTCTTTATCCGCTATCCATTGATCAATCTCGGCTAAATTCCAACGGATATGATTCTGAGAAAGTCTGATAGGTTTTGGAAAGGTTGGATCATCACGCATCAAGCCGTATAACTTTGTACGTTTACAGCAAATGCGGGTCATTACATCATTTGTACTGCCCCATATTGGCTTAAAGGTTTCTTTATTTTCGATAGGATTCATTTTGTACTCCCGTAACTTGTTTTTTGATTTCGTTGGGTTTCGTTACGTAACGGGAGGTATTAGAAGGGATTTAGGTAGGGTTATAGCAATAGGGTGATAGTGACTTTTTACTATCACCCTCTACTATGATAGTTATAAAATCAATTAGTTACGATCTATAGGGCAAGCAACAATTTCTATTGCTGTAGCCTGTTTCTTAGAAAGATTATATTTTTCTTGGATTTCTTTTGCCGTGGCATCTGCTTTGGGAGCATTATTTAAATCGGGATTATATCCATCCCAATATTTTTTTCTTGCTTGAATTGCTAGTGCTAATCGGTCGTTTTCCATAAATTTATTTAGCATTATTGGAAAATTGTTTTCTTCAAGTTGCTGCCTTAATCTTGTGATTTGAGCTTCTTTTTCAATTAATTCAGATTTTAAACTGTCAATTTCTTGGTGTAGTTCGCCTATGTTATTTTCAGGTTCTTCACTGATTCCTAAGAATTCCATTAAATCATCATGTAAAATTTCAATATCTTTAAAATGAACGCCAATAGGCTGTGCTATCCCTGTGCTTATAGCTAAATTAACAAATATGTTTTCCTTATTTGTATTCCCCAATAGATAGAAAGTATCGTCAGTGAAATCTATTGAAATCATGTGAGCATTTAACAAACTTGTACTTGTATTATAGATACCTCTAGGCAAATAGAAATTTGCTGAGAATGAAAAAGAAAATTTTTCGGGCATTAATAACAGTTGATATTCATATTCAGGAAAATAGACTGATTGCTCAATAAATTCATTAATATTAGTTTTTGCTTTCATTGTTGCTGAATAGTAGTCTAAATTGCCTTGTTGAATTTCTTTATAGATAGCATCAAATAAAGATACTCTAGCTCCAAAACAAGCATTTTCATCTTCTAAATGTAGGTCGTGTGGAAGAAATGATTTTTTAACTACTGAATTGAAAAATATGGCTGTAGGCGGATAGCAAACAGGGATTAAGTTTTGTTCACCTAATTTTATTCTGCCCACAGAATATAAACCTTTAGCATTTCCCTCTAGTCTGATACTGGTTCTTAACTTATTTTCTCTTGCATACACAATAAGATCATCGTGTGATAAATCTACTTGATATGTTTTCGCTAAATATTCCGGTAATTCATCTAAAGAATATGATTTCTTTTTTGGTAGTGATATTTTCATAAACGCCCCTTTCGCATTTGCCCTTATGATAGGAACGCACCAACAAGATAAGGTGTCTTGCTTTCGGGAGCTACCCTAGGTGCGTTGATTTGGTTACTCTATTAATGTAATGGATTCAATGTTCCATCTATGACCTTTGTAATTATTTTGTAATAAATTTATAGCTTGCGTTCTTGCATCTTTTTCACTTTCTGCTACAAGTTCCAGTGAGCCGTTATCAACATCATCACCATTTGAATCCACTACAAAAAAAATTGATTATGTATTCTCCATTACCCATTGATTCACCTTTCTAGGAAAAATAAATTCTCTCCTGTAATTTTATCAAAGTTAAGCTGCGATAGGCTACGGCTATTTAATCTTTTAATTGACTGTATTATAATTGGAACACCTCTAGAGGTAAGATTGTCCGTAAAAATGCTGGCGGGCTATTGGATAATAGCCCCCACATCACACAATCAAAAGACTTGTAAAATTTCTCTTAAAAAAGAATAACCCGGCAAACTCTGCCGGGTTATTTCTATCTCCAATTCTTCATATTGTTTTTTATCAGTTTTTCATACGTGTCTAACGCCTTTATCTTTGCTCGTTGTTCTCCTGCTGCTTGGGCTTTATTGCGATAGTGTTGTCCCTTCATTTTCTTAGTCCCCTGATCCACCATAAACCAGTAAAATGCATCATTACGATAGGCTTTTACCGCTCCCGTGACTTGTTTTCCACTCGCTGTTTTACCCATACGCTTTCTTTTTAGCATAACTGGGCGACTTGCTTTAGTCGAGAAGTATAGAGAGCCTTTCCCCCCTTTTTTATTCTTATCAAGCTTCACACTAACCTTAAATTTTCGTTGTAATGCTCCCGCTCTTCTAAATCGAGTGTTGTTACTCAATTTAGGAATAAGAGGTTTTGCAATTTTTTTGTATTCTTTTATTCCTTCTCTTAGTGCTCCTCTTGTTGCAGTTTTTTCAGCTTCTTCTAAATCTTTTAGAAATTTGTCTATGTTTCGTTCCAGTTGGTCTGAAAAACTTCCCATTTTATTTACTCCAATAGTAAAAGAGAGAATAAAGCACGAACGCATAAGCGAGCATGTTTAGTAACTCTATGTTCATAAATCTATCCCGTTAAATTGTTCTAATGCCTGTTTATGTTCTTCTGATAACTCAAAAATCAGATCGCCATATTCAAGTTGATAAGTGCCGAATGACATTAAGAAAGCTACAGCCGGATCGATTTTATTCGCTGCCTTTTTCTTATTTGGCTTTATGTTGGCGTTGGCATCGGTTTCCATCACGACGTTTGATAACGCCCAGGCAAGCACCGGATCGCCGTGGTGTTCTATCACTTGGCGATTAATCAATACTTCCGCACTTTTTGCCACCGGGCTAAAGCGTTGATAAGTTTGTGGAAAGGGTTCAACCTCAAGCCCCGCCGCCTGTAATTGTGTTCTAAGGTGTGTGGCGTTCCATACGTCAAAGCCAATCATTTTGATATTGAAATTTTCCGCATCTTTTAAAATATCATCTCGGATTTTGTCATAGTCGATACAGTCACCCTCTGTGGCAATAAGCCAACCACTTCGCACCCAATTTCGATACATGGCCCGATTTTTATTCGCCACGTTATTAAGCTGAAATTCGGGGATATAATGCCGGGTAAGTAACCGCACTTTTTTCCCTTGTGGGAAGGTATAGCAAAGGCTTGTTAAATCGTTTGTACTAGATAAATCCAGCCCTAAATAACAATCCTGATGCAGTAAATCGCTTTCGGTGTAATCTCTTGTACATTGCGCCCAGTTTCCCTCACCTAACCACGGGGTTGTTCCCTGACACCATACATTAAAGCGTTTAGTGAGCATTTCTACCCATTCGGAAGGAATCCCACGGGCTTTTTTAATGGTGTTCTCAAAATCAAGGTAAGGAATGGATTTTCCAATATTCGGATTGGCTTTTATCCAGTTTTCCGGCTTGTCGATTTCGTTTTCTTCGTCTAACTCAAAAATCATAATAAACAAGCTGTCGTTCTGTTCGTTTCCTTCAAGAATCTGTGCACAGTAGTCGTAGTGTTGCTTACAGGCTGAAATGACATTACTCCCTGCAGTGGTGATAGCAAAGAGTAAACCTTCGGGCCGTGCGCCTTGCCCTAGTTCCAATGCACTATAAACGCTGTTATCGGGGTGTAGGTGATATTCATCAACAATCGCAAGACTTGGGTTTGTGCCTTCAATCGTGCTTGATTTTGCCGCCAAAGGGCGCATTAAACTGTTTGATTTTGGATTAATGAGTTTGTGCTGTTGGATATTGAGCCGTTTCTTCAGTGGGGAGGAAAGTAAGCACATTTGCCGGGCATCATCGAAAACAATGCGGGCTTGATCTCGGCTTACTGCTGCAGTGTAAATATCTTGCTGACCTTTTTCCATAATGAGAAACCAGTTAGCCAACACTGCCGCCACCGTTGATTTTGCATTCTTCCTAGCCACCTGAATATAAGCAGAACGATATTTTCTTAATCCGGTATCTTTCCACTTAAAACCTAAAATATTCGCAAAGAGGAACACTTGCCAATCTGAAAGAATAATCGGTTGGCCACGCAAATGCCCTTTTACATGCGGGCATAACTTTGAGAAAGCGAGGAATTTTTCAACCGCACTTTTATCAAAGAAATAATCGGGGTTTGCTAAATCCTCAAAATAACGCGCTACGGCTTGTTTTATCTTTCGGCAAGCCACTATTTCACCGGATTGAATTTTCTTTGCGTAGTCGTGCCAGATTTCCATTTTTCACCTACATTGTGAGGATTTCATCTAAGGCATCTGCCGTTTCTGTTTCTACCGGGTTTTTGCGGCGGCTGACCGGGTCAAAACCTAACAAGGAAGACATTTTAATCATTACTTTTTCGGCATCGGCTTTTGCTGAAAGTGCCGGATTGCGTGATTGTGTGCCTTGACTGTTTACAATAGAAAAACCGTTTTTGGCAATATCGGCTACCGCGCTGCGGAAAAGGGAATAATTCACACAATAAAGTTCAAGGTGAATTAAATCGGCTTCTTGTATATCCCCACGTTCTAAAAGTTGGTTGATTCGTGCTTTCCATGCGTTCTTAGCCACCGGATCTAAAAAGCTCGGCGGGTTGTGTGTGGTTTTCTTTTTTGTTGTCATTCTATTTCCTTTTAGCCGATCCATTTTTGGTTTGGCTAAAATCATCTGCGTAAAATTCCGCTGACGATAATTTTAGGTAGGCTCAAAATTGCGCTCACCTTTAACCAAACCATTTTTGGATTGGTTGCTTATCCTCAAATTTTAGGAGAGCGATTTCCTTATTTTCAAAAAAATTACCGTGCGTAAAAATTGAGTGGGGGGGGCGGTTCTTAGCGGAAGGGCTTTTCTTTCAAAAACTCCCCCACCCGGTCTATCTGATTATTTATTGAACAAAATTCAAGCTTAAGATTTGTCTATTATTTAATCAGTTATTCGTATGATACGAATGCTTTACTTCTTCGCACCATAACCACGCTTATCTATCACTCTTGTCTTATAGCTGTGGCAATCACGACATAAGGATTGATGGTTACTTGCTACCCAAAACAACGGATCGGCTTGTCCATTCTCTACTGGTTTTATATGGTCGATCACTGTTGCGGGTGTGTAGATTCCTTTCTCTAAGCACATGACACAAAGCGGGTTATGCTTTAAGTATTGTGTGCGGTATTTCGTCCACTTGTGATTGTAACCACGCTGACTTGCCGGCAATCGGTTATCTTGTTTCTTCTGTTGATGTTCTTCACATCGTCCGCTTTTCACTCGATTACGACAACCGGGAAAGCTACAACGCCTTAATGGTTGATATGGCATAGATTCACCTTAATAAGCGCAAGGCTCTCTATAGACTTCCCATAATGCACTAATCGCCATCGGTGCGGGAGCAAGGTTAGCTGTATCGGTTACCGCTTCACGATTTGCATAAAGGTAGGCGATATACATTAAGCAGCCAATCTTAATTGAATCATAGAAAGGGATCGTTTTATCCGTTTCTTCATCGGCAAAGGTTTTCCCGATATGGCGTTGTGCGACTTCAAGTGCTGCCGCTTTATAACTTTCAATCAAGGAATCATCATAATCGTGATCTACGTTTAAATGCGCCTTGATTTCCTTAAGACTGATTTCAATGTTCGCCATGGGCTTCACCTTCCTTACACATTAATTGCAACTCTCTATGTGATTCTTTGCTATCAATTACCGAATAAATATCAAATAGGCGATTACCATATTTAACCCGCATTTTATTGGTTATCCCTTCTTGGTAACGAATGCGGATTCTTATAATGTTTTCACCCATCTGAAACGGGCCGCTAAAATATTCTCGCCCTTGTAAGGGTTCAATACTTGCCCGCACTTCAACTACATTCTTCCAAATGGGTGTTGATGCGCCGTAGGTATTGTTCTCTCGTTCCTTTTTGTAGTTACGTTCTTGAATGGTGATCACTTTGTTGTAAATACCGGCTCTAATCATTCTCGCCATCGTTTACCCCTGTTTTCTGATTTTCACTCTCACCACGCTTAACTTCTACGGTTTGCTTCCATGCTTGGCTAAATTCATCACCACCAACATAAGGCGGTAAACCTTCACGGCGGCGCACTTCATTCGGTGACATTACGCCCGCTTTAATAGCCACATCATAACTATTGAATCGCTCACTTTGACTGGTTCGCAAAAGATCGCTTGTGTCAAACTCAATCAAATAACGTTTTGAAGAATTAACCGTTAAATCAATCATCAATGCGTCCTTTAATTGCTGTTCAAAATTAGTGAGCCACGGGCGCAAGGTTTGAGATAAAAATGCCCGGCTTGCCTCGCTAAAGTTGGCATAGCTACTATTTGAATAGTCTTGAAGAAAAATCGGGCTGATATTGTAGATTCGGGCAATATCGGAAATAGTAAACGTGCGGCTTTGTAACCATTCCGCATCTTGGTTTGTCATACCGAGTTGTTTATATTCCATTGAGCCTTCAAGAATTGGCGTTTTTCCCGCATTTTTCGCCCCTTTGTAACGTTCAAGGGCTTTGACTGCTTTCTGTGCTTTCGCTTCGTCTAACCACTCGCTTGTCGTGATTAAACCACTCGCCATTAATCCGTTTTTCATAATGGCTGATCCGTGTTTCTGTTGGGCCAATCCTAAGCCTACGGTTTCACGGCAAATTGTTACCGGCGAACGCCCCATAAATCCATCAAGGGAAGAATGGCGCAAATGCAAGATTTCATCTTGTAGATAGTTTGTTGTTTTACCATCTAAATCAGTGATTTCATAAATATATGCACCACCGACTTTACGATAAATATTGACCGCACTCGGCGGATAAGGCGTTAGGCTTACCGGCTCGCCCTTACTATTCCACTCAATCACCGCATACGCATTACCACTTAAAAGGCAGTGGCGCATCATCGTGTATTTGAATTGATACGGGGTTTGGCTGCGATTCGGCATTTCATTTAATAAATAATCTACCGGGTGCTTATAAATTCGCTCTCGTCCATCGTCTTTTAATCGATACAAATAACAAGGCATACTCGCCACAGCTTCAGCAATTACTGTGACCGCATTCATCACCGCTGGCAAGGCTTCGGCAGTTTGTGGGCTGACAAATTCCCCCGCACCGGTATTAGATACGCCTAAGTAAGAAAGCAGTTCATCAATAGCAACGGGTGCACTACGTTGTTCTTTTCGTTTGAATGGATTCCACATTATTCACACTCCACCACATCAAGCCATTGTTTAAAAAGTGCGGTCGGTTTTGATTGTGTTTTTGCCTCATTCATCGAGCGTTTCGCAATTTCTACGCTACTTTCCGGATATGCCGGAATGCTTGTTACGGTGATCTCAAAGAGTTCCGCTTTGCTTACCGTGCGTTGATAAGGTTCAACATCAAAATTCCATGTTTCTTGCGTTGCTCTAAATCCAAAAGACATGCCGGAAATATCGCCCCGTTCTACACTGATTAATAAATCTTTTCCGAGTGTGGTTTCAGGCGGTGTCAACTCAAAACGCAAGCCGATCCCATCTTCTTCAAGTTTTAACGTTCCCGCACTGGTACGCCCTAACAGTTTCGTGTGATCGTGTTCAAATAACGCTCTCACATCATCGCCACTGCTTAAACTTTCTGTAAAAGCATTTGGGCTAAACTGTTCGACAAAATCGCAATATAAGACTTCTGAAGGGCTATTCCAGCGAACCACATAACCGACTAACTTTTGATTTTCTTTATCCGTTGAAAGTGTGGCTGAACGGATCTCAAATTCTTTGTTCATATACAACCTATTAAGCAAAAAGGGGCTTTCTCGCCCCTTATGGTTTATGCTGTGGTTTCAATCAATTTGATTGAGTTAGAATCGACCACGCCACCACCTAAATATTTATCGGTGTGGACTTTATAAAAACCAGGTTCGGTTAAATTATCCGGGCGGGTTCTTACGCCTGTTTCATGATCCACAATGAAATAACCTCGTTTAAAGTCACCAAATGCCACCACCGGACTATTAGCCCCACCCGCTGGCATCGTTTCAAGGAAATAAACCGGACGGCCTAAAAGGGTAGAAGGTGCATCAACGGTTAAACCATCACGCCAAATAAAATCCCCGTTTTTGTTTTTGAGTTTCTGCAATGCGGCCGCAATGGTAGAAGACATCACCCAAACGGCGTTTTTACGGTATTTACTATGAAGGGTATAGAACAAATCAATCAAAGTGTCAGCGGTGATTTTATCTGCGCTAGCCACCTCTAATTTTTGTAATTTACCAAAGGCGCGCACTTTGTCATTTTCGGTTGTGCGCTCATAAGTGAGTAAGCCTTTTGATTTTTTAGAACCATCGCCGGAAGTTAAATCAACTTCTTCGGTTTCGGTGAAGGTTTCAGAAATTTCATCAGTCAGCCAACCTAAAACATCAATGCTTGAGAAGTCTAAAATCTCTTGCGTGGTTTTCGGATAAGCATAAATGGAATTTAATGCAATAGTGACTTCATGAAGTTTCGGCGTTGCTGTGCCGTTACGGGCTACGCCTTCCTCACCATGTTCCACAACCGCACCACCGGCAGAAACTAATTTTTTGTACTCTTTCGCACCGATAGGCAAGCGCACTACATTACAAATTTGGCGCATTACGCTGTCATCGGTTAAGCGTTTCATCACTTCTTTGTCTAACTGTGGGATAACGGAATAGCCGCCATCTTCCCCGTTGGTCGTGGTTAGATTACGCAATTCACCCGTTTTAATGTAATGGCGCAATTCGTCATTACTGAATTGTCTTGCGCTGCGTTGTTCGACCGGATTTGCATTGCCGGCAAGGTTACGTTCTTCATCGGCTACGGCCTCATAACGGGCGATTTCATCAGTTAATTGATTAATTTCACCTTTCACTGCGTCAAAGTTTGCGGTTTCCGTTTCATTTAAAGAACGATTTTCTTTTTCTGCTTTTTCAAGCATTGCACGCATTTCTGCGACTTTAGCTGCCTTTTGTTGGCGTAGTTCTAAAAGTTTTTTAAACATAATTTTCTAATCCTTAATCATCATAAGAGATGGCAAATTGAACCGTTGCACTAATCCAGCTTGCTTGCTCTTCGTCATAGTCATAACGGTAACCTTTTAAAGAAATATCATTCAAAAAGTTAAATTCACCATTACGGATAGCAAGGCGGATTGATTCGGCAATATCATCTAATTCATCTTCCCCGCTATTCGGTTTTAGGTAAATAGCAATATTCAAGAGTGCATCAAATTCCCCATCACACATTGATACTTCTTGCGCACCAATATCTTCTAAGTAAATAGATAATGCCGGGCATTGTTCCGCCGCATTTAATGCGACCAATCGACCGTTAAAGAAACGGCTGATTTTATTTTTCAACAAGGGAGTTAAAATACTGATAATTTCAGTTCTAATCTGATCGTGAATAATCAT